GTAGTTGAAAAATGATACACATCTCCATTCGGAGCAGTGGCTAGAATACAGTTTTCATTTGGAGTCGATGAATCAACAGCAAGTGCATACTGACACTGTGCATTTCCAAGGTTGGTAAAAGCATCTACATTTTTCAAGGTGTAGAATTTGTCTTGTTGTGATTTTGCTAGTGACTGTCCAGTATGGAATGAACCGAAAATCATATCTATTTTTTAACACTTTTTACCGCCTTTTTTATTGTTTGCCATACTGTTCTTTTGTTACTACTTATAGATATGCGGAAACTGCAAACAGGTTAGTGTTTCCAACATCCCCACGAAACCCTATATTCTCAACAGAAGAAGCGTCAACAGAACATACTAAGTAGTAAAGTGTTTTAACCGATACGCTTAATGACCTCTCTCTCCTTGCTGGTATAACCATATTCCACGACCCAGAAGCTCCGGAGTTTCTGATTGTACTTTTCATAGTTACGTCAGAGTGAGAGTTGTTAGCAGTAGAAAGAGAGACTGACATGTTGTTCGTGTCTGTCGCCGTGTCGTTGTTTACATAAGCGTTGACTTCATAGCCGAACTTCCACGACCCGATTGGGACAGAGATTTGCACATTGGTAGTTCCAGGGTTATAGACCGTTCCAGAAGATGGAGAGGCTTGCAATCTTGAAGAGGGGTCTGTGACATAAACACCCCACTTGAGAGGGTCTAGAGGAAACCCAATAGGGCACTTTGATGTAGAGTATGACGGTAAAGTTATAGCGCTTGCTGACAAAGTGTAGTCTGTACCACCGTACAAAGTCATGGTACCGCTTGTTATTGCGTGTACGAAGAAGAATTTTAATGAAGATGAGTGTGTAAGTTTTATTTTCATTCCAACACCTATAACCGATGTAAGATCAACAGATGTTGTTACTACGAATATCGGACTATCTGAAGAAGAAAATGTAATAGTTGCTTGTATAGTTCTCCAGTCCCCTAATCCGGAAACCGACGCATCTGTGTAAGTCTTCACCGCCTTCTGACTCGGAATACGAGTATCAAGATTACCAGCTAGAGTACCGTCAGTATCTATCTTTGCAGTAATATTTGCAGGAGTTACAGCACGAACCGTATCTGTTCCGGTGATGGTCTCTGCATCAGTAGCGAGTTCAACCTTACCTTTTAAAGTAGTTGAAGCGTCGGAAATAGTGAGATACTGAGCCTGAACTTTTTTTGTAGTTCCAGAAGCAGACATTGAAGTATCAGATTTGTCTACAATGACAAATTCATCTAATACGTCTGGTGTACCTCCTAATTCTGAATATGCTGATATTTTGGACATAGTTTATGATGGTCTAGGTATTGAAGTGAAGACGTCAACTTTTTGTTCCGATTTCAATCTTCCAGATAATTCATCAAGTATAACTGCTCCTGATTCATCTAGAATATCATCGAGTATTTCAGAAATTGATGAATACGCTGGAACAGACGGTTTAGGAACGTCGCTATATATTGGCGCACTTGTACGAGGAATTGTAGTGTAAGAGATTGGCATTATGCGAAACTTATTCCTTTAGACCTCATTTGAAAATTTCTTTTCATTCGATTTTTGTAATGTTCTTTAAACCTGTCTACCGTTTCTGTTTTTATTTCCTTGAAAGCGGTTCTCCATTCAGTAGTAAAGTTTTCAGGATGCCTCAATGCTTCAACCTCAGCAATATCTACTGAGAGAACGTCATGTAGGTTCGGTTCAAATTCTGGAGTTTCGGAAAGTGCTGTTAACGCTGTCTGACGAGCTTCATACCAAATATGCAGTCCGCCAGTGATAGACGTTTCTGGAATTGGTCGAACAAAGTATGAATCTCTTTCAAATCTAATATATGGATTGGCCTGGGAAAAAGTATTATTCACTTCTCCTGGCTGTTCTGAATCTTCGCTATCAGCTATATCATAAATCTCACATTTGACCGGTGTTCCAGTAGCCGTATACCTGATTTCCACTCTAACAGGACGCAGTAATCCAGTCGGAAATGGGTACTCACCGTTATACCCTATATCACCCTCTACTAACCCGGTCAGTGATACCAGGTTAGTGTATGACTCAGTAAGATTGGCGTTTTTGTCTGTCTGAATCTTTAGAATGTCCAGAATACGATGACCATACTTTATATTAAGAATAGTCAAAACATCCGCATCAGTTAATGTATCTGAATTAGTATTCGTTAATATTCTAGCGTATTCGGCTATTGATGTTCCGGTCATGATTTTTTACGTTACTATTCCCAAATAATAGTGATGTCAGCAGTACCACCGATTGTCGCGTATAGACCAACTCCGAATTGAATTCCAACTGGAAGAGCTACAATAATTCCAGAACCAGCTGCAAACGTGATTGTGTTCAAAATAACAGTCCCAGAACCAGCCGTGTTGTCCCAAAGCTTGAGAGTTCCACTTGTGTGAGAGTTAACTACAAATCCATACACTACACCTGTACCGCTTTTAACTGCTGCGCTAGCTGATAGGTTTGTATACTTAGCTGATTGCCTAACATTCTGCATAAAGTTTTAATTAAGTTTACTTAATGGGATTGGAAAACCATTTTCCAACCCGATAAGTATTCAATTAGTCCGTTACTACTTTCAGAACGGCGAAGTTCATAGTAAGCGTGGCATCTAACGCAGCCGAAGCATGAACGTTAGAGATATTAACAGTGAAGACACCAGCACCTACGTTAGAAACAGAAAGGAACGGCTTACCACCACCAGCGTAGGTAGTGTTAAGAATTACCACGTCCTTAGCGGTTACAAACGAGTTGTTCACAACAAATGCTTCCTCAGCAGCAGCGGCAGTCGTCAGAGCGACAGTAGTGATTTGTCCGCAAGGCTTATTAAGAGTTACAGCAGTCGAAGATGAAGTAATCTGAGTTACAGTACCACCAACACCACGCTTATATCCGATTTCCGAAAAATGACTTACAGGCATATTTTTGAGATTTAATGAGTAATTATATGCAACACTTTCGTGCTTACCTCTGGATTCTCACCCCAGGTCAACATTACTCATGAGTTAAGTTTATGGGCTGGAGAAGGTGGTATAAGCACCCTCTCCACTTACGTCCGCTAAAAACCCATTACGATAATATTGACTTGAACAAGCCTAATTATCAGACTGAGCCATCCGAACCAACGATTCCTACGTAGTCCATCGCTCCCACAATTTCGCGGAAGTTAGCCTTGTAGATATAGTTGTTGTTACGCTGGAATTTGTAATCAACGAGGTCGGTTACAATACCCTGGCGTACCCAACGGGTAACGCTGTGGTTACGACCGAGCAGGAACCAAGCAGTATCAGAACCACCAGCAGCCGCACCGAGGCGATTTGAAGTAGCAACATTGATACCATATTTGCTTGAGTACACGTTCATGTCGTTATCAGCGGTACCAGAACGGAGTTCCGATTCCACGATTTCACAAGCGGTCTTAAAGAGCACAGGTGGAACCAACAGCGTTTGAGGAGCCGAGCCGACAACGATACCGGCCTGGTCCTTCTGCTCATAAAGAGCTACGATAGCAGAGTTCAAAGATGTCTCAGAGAGAACAGCAGTCAACTTGTTATCAACAGTATCTCCACTGATAGTCGTGTGAGAATCAGAACAGAGAGAGGCACCATCAGCAGTCGTGAAATCAGTCGTAGCAAAAGCACCACGGAAGATTGCGAAAGCATTACTGTCTTGAGTAATACGAGCCTTCATGGCGAAATCCTTCACCATTTTCTCGTAAGTACTGTGCATGTTATCGTCGAAGAAATTCTTTGGAATATCAATCGACTTTCCGTAGGTCACCATCGAGAAAGTTTTCTGGTTGGTGACACGTGGTTGGTCATTCGGAACATCAGCTTCATCAGCGTATGATTCAAACAAACCTACCCCTTTGAACACTTCTTGGATTTCAGCTGCACGGTCACTCGTTTCCTGATTGAAAACGATTGAGCTTGTTGCATCAACAAATCCTGGGTGTCCCTTATAGTTGAATTCCTGCATGAAGACGTCATCGAGAGCGGTCTTCACGACTGATGGATTCAACGCAGATGACATTGACATATATTTGCGTTAATTATCAGTTAGAATTAGGCACCATCGACAGCGTTCGCCACAGGAGCAACTGTGAAGTACAAAGTCTTGGTTACTGGATTACCACCAACGATAGTAATAGCGTTAGCGACTGCATCAGCGGCAGCTTCGTCAACCGTCAGAACGCCACCAGTGACATCCATAATTTTTCGGTCTCCGTGCAACGCTTTAATCTCAGCTACAGTATCGACAGAAGCGGCGGTTTTTGCCTTTGCTTCGTAAATGATGCCTGGAAGTGGCATGTAGATGTCTACATAACCGTCAACAGACGCAGTGTGAGTAGAGTCAGAAGCAGCCAAACCGAGGAACTGAGAGTCAGTACCACGAGTAAGGTCAGCATCAACAAAAGTCACAGCGTATGGACTTCCGGCAGATTTCAATTTGCAAAGCTCACCAGCATAAATAGCTGTAGAGTTTGCCTCAGTGTAGTAACGAACAGTTGGGACGTTCGCTGCTCCACCGGTGGAACGAATCCACACATTTCCCTTTGCCATGTTTTTAATTTAGATATGTTAGGCCCCGAGAGGCTTCACATCTTTTGCGCTAAGCCCTCTTCGCCGAAGCAAAGCAAGGTCAGCACTGGACAGTTTGCCTACGCTAGCCGGAGCATCATTGGAAGAAGGTTTTCCTCCAAACGGCTTGCCTACGCGCCCTGCAGCATCTTCGTCTCCTTGTTTCTCTTCAAACCTAGCCTTAGCTTCTCCCTGAAGGAATCTAGAACTGGAATACAGCTCAAAAGGGTCTTTTCCGAGAGCTTTTGCCTCACTCTCAACTTCGTCCCAATATTCTTTCGCTTCTGGGTACTTATCAAAATATAAGTCTTTCAAAATGATATTCGACGGAGAAACAGTCTCTTTAGAAACTTTAGTTTCTTCTTTCTCGTCGTCTTCCTTCTTCCGACCTTTTTCTGAAAAGGCTTTTCTTACTTCCTCTTGATGCTTCCTTACAGCGTCTAAGGTTTTATCCTTTCGCCCGCTTACTTCATTCCACTTCTCAAGGAAATCTTTGTCTGAAAGTTTTCCAGAGTCGTCTCCTTTGGATGGTGTAGACTTTTCGGTGTAATCCTCTTCGAAGATGTCCATATCGTCTTCCTCCTCTTGGTGTGAGTTCCCCATTTTACTTTGGTTACGAATTACTTATTGCTGGTGATGCGAAAACCAGCAAACAGGTAACTCCTAACTTAGAAGTTCTTGTAAAACTTTGTTCAATTTTTTAACCGCCAATTGATTTGCTAAAACCAATTCACCCAATTCCTGTTTATCTCTGAAACTAGCTGATGGAATTTTTGAAAGGTCATTTAATTCATCTATAGCCTTTACAATAATTTCCTTTACCACGTAGTTCTGGAATTTGGTTGTTGATTTCAACTTGTCAATATACGCTTGACGTGCTAATCTATAATTAGCCTCATTTTGCTTCTTTTCTTTTTCGCGCTGTGATTGTACGTTGTCTTTTGTAACGACTTTCATTTTGTTTTTATACTCGTTTTATACTCTGTTAGCTCTCATTGTTTGTTCTTCTCCGGTATACGAACTCATCTCACCGCCAGTTATTGCTGAAGCGTTATTTGCTGGAGCTACCATTCCTGCATCAGCCATTTGCTGTTGACGAATTGCCTCAGCCTCAGCTTGCTTCTCAGCGTCAGTCTTCCGATACATGTTTGGATTCATGTTCATAAGTTGCATAATTTCAGCGTCGATAGCTTCACGAGAACCAGTAAACGATGGGTCATTTTTGAGTTGGAGAAGATTCTGAACCTTCCGTCCAACATCAAATCCTTCGTTGTTGACAGCGAACTCAATAATGTAACCAGCTTTTCCAATCAACTCTTTTTTAAGTTCAGCAAAGCGCATGTTTCCATGACCCTTAATGTCCATTGCTAACTTTTCTTTCAGTGCAGTTACTTCCTCTTCGGTAGGGTACATTCCAGTATCTTCTTTCCACTGAAGCACTTTGTAGTTGACGAGATTGTTAATAAAGTATTTATCAATCTCCTCAAATTCTCGTGGGTCTCCCAAGACAACAACCATATCCTCTTCAGTCATTTCACCGATGATGTCATCAAAATATCCATCCATGAAAAGTTTCACCAAGTAGTGGTGCATTCTTTCACGAACGAAATCGTAGGTAGTCTGTTGTGACTGATTATTGATAACCGAAGCGGTAGCAGAAACAGACGATGGCAAGTCCTCACCAGTACCTTGAGCACTAATACCCATGATGAGTCGAGCAAGTTCGTACAACTTATCAGTCGTTGCAATAAACTCAGAGGTCTTCATGTCTACCACCAAACGCTGGAAGTCTTCTTCTGTAGACATTGAAAGAACAGTACCCGTGTCGAGGTTATCGAGATAATCTTGCGTTAGGCTGTTAGAATTGTTGGTATACTTATGGACAAAAATACCACGCAGGTCAAGAATATCCTTCTTTCGATAGAGATTATTTTTTTCATTGTAGTGTTCTTGTAATCCGGATAAGAGTTCTCCGCAACCGAATGACAACCAACGTCCAGGTGCATCAAAAAAGTCAGCCTGTTCGTATGGGAACATCTCTTCGTACTCACCAAGTTTTGCTCGGAGCTTGCTTGAAGTACGTCGTTTCTTTTCTGGAGTTATGAAACAATCAAGTTCAATAAATGGGTCCCACTCAGTAGCTTCCTTAGAAGAAGTTGGAACATTGTTAGAACGGTCAAGATATACCTTACAAACTTTGTGGTACTTTTTTAGTTTCTTGTATTCTGGATGACCTTCTTCATAAAGTTCATCATCAAATGTCCACCATTCAATTATAGGAAGAAGATGCTCACCATCTTTTTCAAGGAGTTCAAACATCTCTTTTACTTCGTCCATGTTCCCCCAAGACTTTGCACGCACTTCGTCACGTGTCAAGAATTGACGTTCAGCCAATCCAGATTCCTGGATGTCTTTGATATGCGGAGCGCGAACAATATTCCGAAGGTCAACAGTTTCAACCTGACCGTTAACACGCTTGGTAATAGAAGTTCCAAACCACGACATTTCGGAAAGAACCTTGTCTACGAATTTTCCAAAATAAGTCCGAAGCAAATGTGAACGAACCCCCATCTTGGTAAGACCAATAAGAGGAATAGCATTTGGATTCATGGCATACATGTTCAGGTCTTTCAGGTCGATGTCTGAAGCCATCACAATAGTACGATGAACAACCCAGGCGATACGGTAAAATATTGGGTCAAAGTCTCCTTCTCTTGTAGCGGTTTCAAATTTAGCATGGAGAAGACGATGAGACTTGTTAATAATGTCTGTGAGGTTATACGTAACCCCAGGTGACACTTCAACCTGTCCGTCAGCGTAGTATGCAATGTAATCTGCTATTTTCATATATATTTCATGAAGGGTTTTCTAATGAGTGGAGGCCCCTTAACCACGAGCTGTTCTGCGAGTTGTATTTGATACGCGAGTGAGTCGATAACGTCATCATGCTTTCCCATCGGGAATGTCAGTAATTCGTTTTCGAGTCCTTCACAGTGTCCTTTAATGTGAAACACCGTCTTAGATTCATAGTACGGGAGTAACCCACGTATACGAGTTTCTTTATTGGTCTGATTGTGCTGGAGTTCGACTACGTAAGGAAATTTCCCTCGTCTCCGCATCTCATCATTAAAGAACTCTTGAATCGCGTCCTTATAAATTGTCTTTTCTATTCCGATTTTTCTTATTTTGTACTGTTCCCACTTCTGAAAAATGAATTCTATCAACTCTTTTGGAGAAAACCTTCGTTTCCAGGTCATTATTCTCCATTTATTCTCTTTATTGACGAAATTCAGTGTGATTCCGGTATAATCTCCAGAAGATTTCTTAGAAATAGCGGTATCTATTGACATAAATACACTATTCTCTTCTTTTAACACATCTTCTAATGCGATTTCCTGAAAAGTCTCTACCTTAAATTCCTGATTTTCGGCCGTGATAGGATTTTGCTGGTAAAGAGCAGCCCATTCATATCCTGTAATGGTTGCTTTAATCTTTTCCAGCTCCGCGAGAGGATAACCTTTCTCCCACAACGCTTCACCAGCCTTCCGGTGCTTCTCATCTACCTCAGCAACCGCTGGATAGGAGATAACCTTCATCTTAGGAACATTTTCTCCACCTTCTTTTTGCATTTCAAGCAAACGTCCTGGGACATCATCAGTATGCCAACGAGTGTTACAGAAGATATAAACAGGTTTCTTCTGACTCAATCTGTTAGCACCACGTGTAAACGCGGTCGACATGAAAAAATCCCAGGCGTTATCTCGATACGACTTTGAGTTCGCCTCAGCACGACCACGAATAAGGTCGTCGATTATAAAGACGTTCGCTCTCTTACCAGTAATAGACCCCCCTAAACCAACAGCGTTGTAAGAACCACCCTTCGTTGTCTCCCAATTATCCTTGGACCGAGAATCTTTCCTCAAAAAGGTCTCGAACAACGATTGATACTTCTTACTTTCGACAATATCCCGAGTATTCGAACCGAATTTTTCAGCCAAATCTCCAGAATATGAGGTCACAATGACCTGAGTTGATGGGTCTTTCCCTAACATGTAAGCCGGAAATAACTGGGTAGCCAAACGGCTTTTCCCAGAACCAGGAGGAAGGAAGAACATCAAAATATCGTATTCTGAATTCCCATTCGCTACCTTCATCAGTTCATCTGCCATTTCTTCATGGAACCACGCTGGTTGATAGAGTTCCCCCTTCTCAGTCCCCATGTAAATCCCGAAGTCAATAAGATGTTCCCGAGCCAGAGACTTTACAGCCTCAATCTCTTCTTTTGAAAGCTCTGAAGAAGTAAGAAGTTTTTTATTCTCCGCTTCTTGTTTTTTCTTTTTTCTATCCCAGTTTTTCTGAATTGCTAAAGAGATTTTTTTCTTCCGTCTCTCTTCACGGATTTCTTTCAACTGAGCGAGCTTTCCTTCTTTTTTTAAACGAACTTCTTCCTGATGCTCTTTCCACTTATCAATCCATCCTTCTGGTGCGGCTAATCCTCTCCATAAAGCAGGGTCCTTTTTTTGTAGATACAGTCTCGGGAGTTTAATCTTTCTTTCACTAGCTGGTACAGGTTGATAATTTGATGCCATACCTTATTCCCATTCATCACTTTCAGTATTTATTTGAAATCCTATACAGCTGGTATGTCCTTTTGGCGGTTCATCAGTGTGTTCAACCGATGAAAGGACAAGTGGAGTTTTCTTTTCTATCTTTATCGCCTCCTCTAAACTCGGAGCTTCTATCTCTTTTTTGTACCAGAAGGTAAATTTCCTCATATACTCCTTTTAAGAGGTTTTTATTTGAAATGGTATCTATGTACTACTTTTCAGTTAAAACCGCTATAACAGTCTCCAGAAAGTTTTAGACGCTATATCTGGTGGAGATGAGAGGACTCGAACCCCTGTCTGACGGGAACCTTTGATTTGCCAGTCAGCGAACCCTGTTGCATCCCCGAAATACCCTTAACTCAGTGCCTCATGAAGTTAATTAGATGTAGAATGAACGGCCATTCACCGTGTAGGTCCCAGAAACGAGTCCTGGCCAGGTTATATCAGGGTTATTCCAATGAATTTCTACTTAAATCCTAAATGGATTTTGATATATGAAATTTTTTTTGGAATCACTATTTGACCGGCGGTTCAAACATTACCCAAATCTTTCCTTTATATCGAAACTTTGCTAATACATTTCCTTCTGGATTAGTAGTACTTGGTTTATCTTCTGTCCAAGCTATCTCAAATGGAAATGAATAACAGATTTTTTTTTCTAAATTAGAAATGAGATATTTCTTTAGTCTAAGGTACCAAATCATAAAACTGTAGATTATTAGGATGGGGGAATACGCATTTAAACGTACATAATGACAACCGACTCCCTCCC